CAACATTAGTTGCATACGATGTCTTGAATGGTACAGTGCCAGATGTTACATATGGTGCTACTCACTACCACGCAACCTACGTCAAGCCCTATTGGGCAGACCTGTATAAGGAAACAGCGAAACATGGATCACATGTGTTCTATACCGCCCCACTTGGAAAGTAGCCTACTTGAGTTAGGTATACTTCCCCCGACGAAATTACAGGAGCTAGAGGAAGTTCTAGACCCTCGTAGGGAATGTATGAAGCTGGGCTATTACCGTAGCCCCTACGACGAAAATGGCGATTTATTATTCTAGGGGTTCCGATGAAAATAAAACGACCAAACCCTATTGCAAAAGCACTTAGGCATCCTAAGTACAAACCAAGGGTAGTACCCGACAAAAAGAAACCTGTCTCTGACAGAAAACGTAAACACAAAGGAGACCCGCCTGATGAAAAAAGGTGAGATCAATGTAGAACTGATTGAGTATATGGGTGATGACCTGTCTGTAGTTAATGCAGCTAGAGTTTCGTATGATCGAACCTCTGATTATGCAGGTCACATTCATACAGGTGACTATAAAACCTTATCCGCTAGGGATATAAAGCTAATCAACTACCTTGCTAGACACAAGCATACCTCACCTTTTGGTCATGCTTTCTCTAGCTTTCGTGTAGATGCCCCAGTTTTTGTGGCTAGGCAGTTGGTAAAGCATAAGTTCCTACGGTGGAATGAGATCAGTCGTCGTTACGTCAACTATGAACCATCGTTCTATGAACCACACTGGCGCAGTAAACCTGAAAACTCTAAACAGGGATCAGGGGGGCCGATGGAAATTAGCCTAGAAGCTGAAATGATGTTCAATGCGACACTTCGTAATGCATTAACGACATATGACCTTATGATTAAGGAAGGGGTCGCCCCAGAACAGGCACGATCTATACTACCGCAGAACATGATGACCTCATGGTATTGGTCTGGTAGTCTAGATGCGTTTGCTGACATGTGTAAACTACGTTGCGCCAAGGACACTCAGTTTGAGACACAACTTGTCGCAAGTCAAATTTATGGTGAAATGATGAAACTGTACCCTATATCTTGGGCAGCATTGATGGAGAATGACTAATGGTCATAGATAGAGACGAACAAGCAAAGCACTTCATAAGAATGTGTGAATATTTAGCCCGTAGGTTTAAACGACCAGATCACTTCGAGGACTTACGTCAAGAGGGTCTACTAGCAATCTACGAGATGTTAGCAGAGAAACCTGCAACTGAAGACATACAGCTATTTGTAGCTGCCCGTAAGCGTATGCACGACTATCTAAACATAGACTGCCTACCATTCACGGTGCCTAAATCAGATGTTGTCAGGCGGCTTGTAAGGGACGTTGACGCTAACCTCAATAATGTACAGCATACATGGACAGACCTAGCTGTAGAACACCTCAGGAGCGTCCTGAAGTCAGAGCAGGTCAGTGGTGAGGATGTAGGTAAGTCTGAGCCATCATCAGAGGATACTTATGTAAAGCTAGAGTTCTGGCGTAAGTTGGACGAGCTTTTAGATAAAGAGCTTACCTCTGATGAACAGACGTTGCTGTACATGAGGTATGAGGAAGATATGACAGATGAGGAGGTCGCAGAGTTCTTTGGCCTCAAGACTCACTCTGCCATTGTTAAGCGAGAGGCTAAACTAATAGCCAAAGTTAGAGATATTGTTGCAACATTACAACAGTAAATCTATTTCGATTTTGGGGAGGAACAAAAGGGTCATTCAGGTGCCTATATACTTTTGTTCCTCTTCCGAAAAGTCTATGGTTTAGGTCTGCTAGCTGATAAAGGAGTAAGTATGACAGATGATGAAAAACATAAGAATATCACCCAGCAACCATGTCCTTTCGTGGATTGTGGTTCATCTGATGCTTTCAGTTACAACACTAGGGGCTTTGGTAAGTGCTTTAGTGGAGATTGTAACAGGAGCTATCCATCAAAGGATATTGTTTTTAGTTGGGCAGAGGATATGTACCCAATCTCAAATGGTATGAAACTTAATGTAGAAGAGGGTTTTACCCCAGCTCCAAAGGTTAATACCCCTGCAGTGGAAATTAGTGATGACACTCAAAGTTCGTCTGAACCCCCTTCAGGGAAATATGTATCTATGCGTGGTATCTCTGTCCGTACAATGGAAAAGTACGAGGTAACCACTACGTCAGATAAATCCTATCAGACTTACACATATCCTTCTGGTGGCCGTAAAATGCGCAACCTAAAAGAGAAGGGCTTTCGTACTACTAAAGGTTTTTGTACAGATGAGTTCTTCGGTATGGATAAGTTTGTTGCAGGTTGTTCTAAGGTACTTACGATTACAGAAGGTGAACTTGATGCTCTGTCTGTTTACCAGATGTTAACCGACTTGGATTCTAGTCGTTTATATCCTGTAGTCTCAGTGCCTAGTGCTACTCCTGCTAAATCAATCTGGGAGAAGTGTAAGCCATATCTAGATAGCTTTGATAAGATAGTTCTGTCGTTTGATAATGATGAAGCTGGTAACGCTATCGCAGACAAAGTAGCCAAACTATTCCCCAACAAGGTCTACCGTGTTCCTCATGGTAAGTACAAAGACGCTAACGACTTCCTAACAAACCGTGCGCAGAACGAGTTTAAGCAAGCATGGTACAATGCTAAGAAGTATACACCAGATAACGTACTTAATACGACAGAGCAGTTTATGCAGTTGTATAATGATACGCCTGAGTTCCAGTATGTACCCACAGGAATTAACGAGCTAGATGCTAAGATACTTGGTCTTATGCAAGGTCACTTTACTGTAATTAAAGCACCTACAGGTATCGGTAAGACAGAGATCATGCGCTTCCTAGAGTTCCAGATGTTGAAGCAAGATGTACCTATTGCTACTTGGCACCTAGAAGAAACAAAGCTACGGTCAGTCTTAGGTCTTGTGTCGTATCAAGCAAACGATAATCTCACACGCCGTGACCTAATCCAACAGAAGATGGCAGAGGGTATAGTAGAGAAAGCTATCGAAGACTTAACCAAAGATGGTAACCTATATCAGTTCTTCTTGGAAGATGGTCAAGGTGCAGATGAGCTATGCGACCAGATCAGATTCTTCAGTCAGGCTTGTGGTTGTAAGTTTGTATTCTTCGAGCCTATCCAAGATGTAGTCACTGGTAGCACAGACGAGAGTAAAGAGCAGCAGTTAGCTGATCTATCAGTTCGCCTGTCAAAGATGGCGGCAGACCTTAACGTAGGTATTGTCACCATCGCTCACACTAATGAGAACGGTGATCCAAAGTACTGTAAGATGATTGGTCAACGTGCGTCAGTTATTATTGACCTCAACCGTGACAAACAAGCTGACACAGTAGAAGAAAAGAATACTACTTACATCAAGGTCGAAAAGAATCGCCCGTGTTCACAAGAGGGACAGGCAGGTAAGATGAAGTTTAACTATGACACATTTACATTACGAGAGGTTGTCTAATGCAAGGTAAACATATTGCAGTCTGGTTTTCTTGTGGTGCTGCATCAGCAGTAGCTGCAAAGTTAACCTTAGAAAAGTATGGTAAGAACAATAAGATATCCATACTGAACAACCCTATCGTAGAGGAGGGTGAAGACAACCAAAGGTTCTTACGTGATGTGGAGAAGTGGCTTGACGTAAAGATAGAGCATATTATTTCTCACAGGTTCCCTACACAGTCGTGTGAAGACGTATGGGAGCATGAGCGTTATATGTCAGGGCCAGTAGGAGCCTCGTGTACAAGGGCTTTAAAGAAAGTGCCACGTCAACGATGGGAACGTGAGAACCATCCTGACTGGACAGTCTTAGGCTTTACTGCAGAAGAACAAGGTAGGGCCGACCGTTTTCGTCTTACAGAACGTGAGACTTTACTTACACCACTAATTGAGGAGGGCTATACGAAACAAGATTGCTTTGACGTAATTAATAACGCAGGTCTAAAGTTACCAGAACTTTACCTAAACGGATTACCGAATGCTAATTGCTTAGGTTGTGTTAAGGTAGGGTCGCCTACTTACTGGAACTGGTTACGTGTTAATTACCCTGACGTATTTCAACGTAGGTTAGAGCAGTCAGAAAAGATTGGCGCAAAGCTCGTTGTAGTTAAAAGCAAACGCTTAAAGCTAAGTGAGCTAGACCCTAACGCCAAGGGTCACCCGATGAAGAATTATGATGTAGATTGCGGACTCTTCTGTGAAGAAGGTGCGTGGAAGGAGAAAAAATAGATGATTATATTCGACATTGAGACCGATGGTCTTTTAGATGAGATGACCAAAGTCCATGTCATGTCTTGGACAGATGACATTGGCAAAACAGTTAACCACACACATGACTATGATAAGATGCGTGACGTGCTTACAAACGCTGATGCTATCTGTGGACACAACATTATTCGCTTTGATATCCCTGCAGTGGAAAAGCTGCTAGGTATTCAGATTACCTGTAGAGTTGTAGACACACTGGCTTTGTCTTGGTATCTAAACCCAGATCGTCAGAAGCATGGTCTAGAAGGTTTTGGTCAAGACTACGGTGTACCTAAACCTAAGATCACTGACTGGGATAACTTAAGCCCAGAGGAGTATGCACATCGCTGTAACGAGGACGTTAAGATCAACGCCCGTCTTTACCGTGACCTGCTTATCAAACTAGGTGAAATCTATGACGGAGGTATCTCAGACACTACTGGAATCATGAGTTACCTAATGTTCAAGATGGAGTGCGCACGAGAGCAAGAAGCCCTACGGTGGAAATTAGATGTAGATAAAGCTAAAGCCCACCTAGAGGAGTGGACACAACTCAAAGAGGAGAAGATCGTACAGCTTGCAGAAGCTATGCCAGAGGTAGTCAAATACAAGACAGTTAACCGTCCTACCCAGATGTACAAGAAAAACGGGGAGACAACTATAGCTGCTGACAAGTGGTATGACTTATGTGCAGAGTACCGTAAACACCCAGACGTACCTTCTATTGAGGTAGTCCATAGCCGTGAGAAAGGTAACCCTAACTCAAACGATCAAGTTAAGTCTTGGCTGAACAAGTTAGGTTGGGAACCACGCACGTTTAAGTTCACACGTAACAAACTTACAGGTGAGGAGAAAAGTATTGCGCAAGTACGGAGAGACTCGGAGCTATGCCCATCCGTTATCGAACTGGCTGGAAAAGAACCTGCTATCAGTCTGCTTGATGGCTTGTCTGTTCTTACCCATCGTATTGGCATCCTTAGATCAATGGTTGAGTCAGAAAACAATGGATACGTGCAAGCAACTATTGCAGGGTTCACTAACACCCTCCGCTTTCGTCATGCCCGACCACTGGTTAACCTGCCATCAGTTGATAAACCCTACGGAGCAGAGATAAGAGGTTGTCTAACTGCACCAGAAGGTTACACTCTGTGTGGTGCTGACATGACTTCACTGGAGGACACAACCAAACGTCACTACATGAAACCACTAGACCCTGATTATGTAGCTGAGATGTCCAAGGATGGTTTTGACCCACACCTTGACCTTGCTAAACACGCAGGTGTTATCACGCAAGATGACATCGACAAGCATAATTCAGGGGAACGCAGCCTTAAGGCACTACGTAAGAACTACAAGGTGGTGAACTACAGTGCTACGTATGGTGTAGGAGCCGCTAAACTGGCCCGTGAGACGGGTATGGACAAGGGTGAGGCACAGAAGCTACTAGACGCATTCTGGAACCGTAACTGGTCTGTACAGGAGGTTGCTAACCGTTTACAGGTCAAGGATCGCAGAGGTGCTATGTGGGTTAAGAACCCAGTGTCAGGCTTCTGGTATTCCCTTCGGTCTGACAAGGATCGCTTCAGTACTCTCAACCAAGGTACAGGGGTGTTCTGCTTCGATAGTTGGGTTCGTAATTGTCGTGAGTTTGGCTTAAATACTATCGGCCAGTTTCACGACGAGGTTATTGTATTGGTAAAGGACGGAGACCAAGACAAAACAGAGAACCTGATGAAAACTTCCATCCAAAACCTTAACGAGAAACTACAACTAAACGTCGAACTTGGCATAGATGTGCAATTCGGCAACACTTATGCAGAAATACACTAAAGTATAAAATACTTGGAACAATTTCTACTTTTAGGTGTCTAATAGTATATACCGACTAACGAAAAGGATAACTCGACACATGGCTGTATATGACATGGAAATGGTACTTGAATGGGCAAAAGTCTTCCCAGAGAACGCAGATATGGGAGACCCCAAAGGTAATCGGGTCGCAAAGGCTGTTGCCGACAAAGGTGGGCAGTTTATTGTAAACGCCTACTTCACAGACGAAAGTCAAATTGATAAACTTATTGAGGAAGGGCTAAACCCTAAACCAATGAATTCAGATCGCATCATCGAAGGTAATGAGGTCTTTGGTATTGGTAAGTATATGAAGATGAAACGTATGGTACAGGACGTAAAGACCTTTACAGATCGTTTCGGCAAGGAGTTCACTAAAGATTATGGTGGTGCGCCTAACATTGTAGACTTACGTGATGGTCTAGAGAATAAACGCCGATGGTCGTTTGAAGAAGATGGGCCACTTGGTAATGGCACAAAGGCTCGTGTACAGTTCGAGACTTATGCTAATGGCTCTGGGGTACGTCTGCTTAATGTAGGTGTCCTTGAGCTTGCTGAGTACGCTACGGCTGAACCTGTAGACACATGGGCAACAGGGGTATAATGTATGCGAGTGACAATCAACTTCGAGTTTGACCTAGAGGACGATGGGATCGAAGGATCAGTACAAGTAGATAGGTATAATGTGGACACCCTAGAGGACTTAATGTATGCCTATCAATCAGGTACAGTTGCTGCAGGATATACCTACTCAGAAGCTATAGGTTGCCTCAAAGAGGATGGTAATAAAGTCTGGTCTCCATACTAATGCTTGGTGGTAAAGTACTGATAGACGGTGATGTGATTGCCTATCGTGCTGCCTTTGCTACAGAGAAAGACTTTGTAGAGGACGCTAAAGATAAAGTTAACGACATTATGTATGAAATCCTAGAAAGGACTTGCATATTTATTGATAGCAACTCTTACGAAGTCTACCTCTCTGGCAGAGACAACTTTAGGTACGATATAGCTAAGACTGCGCCATACAAAGGTAATCGTAAAGACAGGAGCAAACCAATACACTTAGGTTTCTGTCGAGACTATCTCACGATTGAGTATGGTGCTGTAACTGCTGAAGGTCAAGAAGCTGATGACGCTATGGCCATAAGAGCAACAGAGCTAGGTGAAGACACTATCATCGCTAGTGTAGACAAAGATATGTTACAAGTTCCTTGTCTGCACTACAACATTACTAAACAGGAGTTCACAAGGGTTTCTGAGAGTGAAGGTAAGATGTCCTTCTATTGTCAAGTTCTTACAGGTGATACTGCAGATAACATATATGGTATTTATGGTATTGGCCCAAAGAAAGCTGAGAAACTACTTAGAGACTGTGTTACTGATGAAGAGTATTGGTCAACCATTCTTAAAGCCTATGAAGGAGATGGTGGAGAAGAAAGAGCGACTGAAACTGCTAGACTCGTATGGCTAAGACGCAAGGAAGGAGAGATATGGCAACCACCCGACATGCCATAAAGCACGGATATCGCTCAGGGTTAGAGGAGACAATAGCTAAAGACCT